AATGATGGATCTTCTTGAACAAGTGGGTTATCTGTTGACTTTACATGAAATTCTGTCCACATTCCCTCTGGATTTTTTGGTCTTGAGTTTTGACATGCCTCAAAAAAATAACCAGATTTACTAAATGGTGTTGATGTAAGCCACACTCTAGCCTTTGTTGCCATACCAGATGGTAGGAATGCTCTAAGTATTGATGTCTTAATGAACGAGCACTCATCTGCTATTATTACATGTGGTGAATAACCTCTAAGTGAGACACCAGTTTCACCGGTTGCTCTTGTTACTATCTTACTAACTCCCTCACCGTTTAAAAAATTAACCCACATCTCAGTCTGTGTATTTCTAACAACATATCCCTTGAGAAAATCATTATTTATCATCAGGCTTCTTATTCTATCGAACATGATTGTAGCCTGATTTTGTGTTGGTGCTGCTATTACTATAGTACATTCTCTATTAACAGTATCCAATAATAATGGTGCGAAGAATGCAAAATGTATAGCCTTTACAGCAGTGGACATTGTTTTACCAACCTGTCTTCCAGACCTATATACTATAAACCTGTCTTGGGAATCAACATACTTTTGATTATATTCAAATAGTTTATGACCTAGAAATACCTCACTAAACTTACTTGGTTTTGTAGCACATTCTGCTATTACCTGTAGGAAGTTTTTCCTTTCTTCTACTACTTGTTTGTTAGGTCTAGCCATTATGCTTGCCTCGTATGTGTTGTTTTTATATGTTCAATAACAGAATCAGAGTCCTTAAACCCCCCCTTACCACACCAAATACAGTGTCTTATATTATAAACCTCATTCATGACAACCACACTCACAGTCTGACATCATAGATATAACCTCATCAGTGCAGTGTCCACATAGTTTACAACAATACTCATTCATATTATCACCAGTATTATCATTGATGCAAATATGGCTCCACAGAATGTTGCTACTACATCATTAAAATCTGGAACACCCTTTTTGGTAAATTTTTGATAAAACTCATATCCTATTCCAAAAATGAAACCCAATAATATTAATGGAAATAATACTATCCCCAGAATACTTAGTATAAATCCGGCTATAAAATGTTGTATTTTATCATTCATCTTCTGGAACCCATACCCATTTTCCTTTGGAGTTTAATTTCTTCGGTTTATTCTTCCTATCATCTAGATGTGATAAAAATACCATAGTGTTTGCTATCTGATATACCAATTTTGTTCTTTCTGAGCCAGTAGCATCCCATAATTTTTCTTCTAATTCCTTGATTATTCCCTCCAAAACTTCTCTTGATGGTATATCCCACTCTTCTTTTTCAAGTAATCCAAAACAGTCTTTTAATCCCATCTTCCGTCTCCTCTCCTAATCTTGGTTTTCTTCCAATCTCTTGAATACCATCCTATTGTAAGACCACCTATAAAAAAACACATTGCAATTATTGCCCATATTGTACTTAGATCAGATATCGTTCCCATTCTATTCACTCTTCTGTGCCTTTATCTGTCTAAAGATATTTGCTATATCTCCCTCTTTGGTATATTCTGCCTTCTCTGTTACTACTATCTTACTGTTAAGATCATTGATTGATTTTACTACATTTAACAGTGTATTTATTTCTGACTTTGTATTTCTATCAGGTATATTTCCATCTAATTTTGATTGTGTTAGTGCCATTAGTACATTCTCAAATGATAGTTTTGCTAGCATGTCCATCATTGCTTTCAAGTCTTCTGGATTTCTTGTATCTATCTCATTAATGAATTTAACAAAATCCTCTCTTATTGCACATACTGCACCAGCCTCATACTTTGGGCATTTACCATTACCACCGTCTTCTATTGACCTGTAAACACACTGATCACACAGTGCTGGGATATTAGCAGTTTTGAAATGCTTCGCAGCATTAAACTTTGAGATTGTTTTTCTCTTATCCTCTACAACGATGTTGGTTTTACCAACAGGCTTTATCTTAAATAGGTCATCTGCCATACCTACCAATTATTAAATCAATTAATAAAGTTTTCTGTATACATATTATATGCCTTACACATAGGCATGAATAGTAACGCAATAGGTGCTTTTAGTAGTGCATTATACTCACCATCTATTATTTGTTGGGTTGTTATACCTACCTTCTCTAGGTTTTCTTTATATTTCTCACAATTATAACGTAACATTGGTATCATACCCCTACCCTTTTCAGCAAAAAACATTGATGTCGTAGAGTTGTTACTCCATATTTCAGTCTTTTTAGTCATTGCAGCAGATATCCAACCACTTGTATCAATGCTTTCAAACATTCTTCGTTCTATATATTTTCCTTTTGCCAGTCCATGATACTTCAAATTACCTGGAAGTTTTCTTATCTGATCCTCTGTCTCTAGTTTTCCTCTAACCTCTCCAAGACAAACATATGAATCTACTTCAAGTTTAATCTGTGCTAGGTGATGTAAATAATTACCCTGTAGAACTGGTAAAGTCCAATCAATACCCTGCTCTCTTTCCTTCTTCATGTATTTTATGGTGTTATCCATATCATAAAACACATCAAACTGTGTGGCATAATCATACATATCTCTCTTCTTTTTAAGAAAACTCCAATATTTTTCTGGATCTCCTTTGGTTCCTGCAACCACAAAAACTGATTCAAACTCTTTTCTAAACTTGTCTATATTAGCATATGAATATCTATGTGATAACATAACATTCTTTACACCACACGCCTTTAGTGCTTCTAAATGTGCTTTATTATTTGCGTTAAGATAGATCTTCAAGGTCGTCTTCCAATACCCATCTTAGACCTCTTATCAATCCACGCCTTTCTTCATCTGGAAGTTTCATGAATTTCATAGGAACAAAATTTTCACTCTTATAATTTTCATGTAGTAGTAGTTCTTTTTGATATAAGAGAAGATCTCTTATAGAATGCTCACTCTTCATCCCAAAACTTCCTATCATCTGTGAAACATTTTGTTGCGTATGGACACATACCGTCACAGAGGAAGCACTTAGTTCTTTTTGGTAATGTTTTATTCAGTAAAGCATCTTTAATTATTGCTGCTTTCTGCTTCATATCCTCTACTATTTCCTCATAAGGTTGTAATTTGAATGATAAGCATGCTGGTTTATCCCTAACTTCTTTACTAATACTATTTGAGATGTAGATAACACACCCAAAATCTGCGTTAATACCATAGCATTTGTGTAGTAAAACACGGTATCTATTTATCTGATCCTTGTGAGAATCACTTGGTTTTGATGAGGCTTTACTAAAATATCCAATAGAACCAGTAGTTTTCTTGTCTGTTATAATCCATTTATCACCAACTTTTAGCAGATCATCTATACTTCCATAGATTATATCCAGGTGTTTTGGATCACCTTCTGGTATTTTCTTTGCTTCTTCATAGGTTAGTGGTTTATCTTCAACCCAATCCCATGCTAAAAACTTTTCATGATTTTCATCTGTTGCCAGTTTTGAATTATTATGAACTGCCTGTCCTATATATAATGATTTCATATCCTCAGTTGACATGGTCTTTGGAGAAATTTTTCCATAAATAGTATATCTATCACATGGTTTAATGACATCTGAAACGTGAATCTTACCTAACCTCTCAGTTTCCATGGCTTCTACTTGGGCTTTACGAAACTTGAAATACACTTCGTTGTTAATATCTTCTAACTTTAACATTGAATTATATAGAAATATTACCTAATTTAAAGGTTTGCTTAGTAAGATTCGTCTATGATAAATGTGAATGATTCTGTCTGTTCAGAAATATCTCCATTTGAATCAAGCAGTTCAACCTCTCCCTCCCATCTTCCAGCCTTTGCATTTGTTGCATCTGTGGCTGATAATGTATAACTTATATCTCCGGTTGATCTTGTATCGAATGTTATACTTCCGTTTATTAAAGATGTTCCATCAGGTTTCCAAACCTTCCACTTACCTGTGGCATATGTTACATCATTACTAAGATTTTTTGCCGTACCAGTAGAATCTGTTATCTGTAATTGTAATGTAGCACGGCTACCTGCCTTTACCTTATATTCAATTGCTCTTGGCATCATATCCATACTCATTTTAATTACCTGCTCCTCTTCCTACTTTGCTCCTTTTAAAGATTCTTGCTATCTTACTCCTATCAAATACCCTTGTAATTCTCTTTCTTCCTGCTATCACTTTTGCATTTCCTAGTACTTCCTTCACAAAAGTTTCACTCATTTGTACTGTTGATGAAATAATTCTGGTTAATGCCCTAGAGGTTATCTGTCCTTCAGATATTCCCAGTGTATCACCCACACTTTTAA